TTCCACGTGAATGACCATGATGACTGCATATGCAATGAGTTGGTTTCACTGCACAATCGGCACCTTACAGACGATCCTGAGGTGTCGGTTACATTCACAGGGGTAGATGAGTTGCGTGCCGAAATGTTTCGCATGCTCGATCGAATGCGCCTCGATAAGATCAGGTCGTGGACGTACGAGAGTGTGATCAACAGAATGCCACCTGCGAAGCGTGCACGCTATTGGCGTGCCATGCGTAGGTTGCGCGAGAAATGGGACGTTTGTCCGAAGGACGCACTCATAAAGATGATGCTCAAGGCAGAGAAGTTTGATGTTAAGAAGCTCAAGGCTAAGAAGGCTGGGCGTTCAGTCCAGTATAGGTCTCCCGAGTATAATTTGGCGTTGATGGCTGCTGGCTTGAAGAGTATTGAGCACGAGGTCTACCAACGAATGCAGTTTGGGAAAACGGGCACGCGTAACATTGCCAAGTGTCTTAACCACACTCAACGTGCGCGGATACTCAAACGAAAGTGGGATGAGATGACTGACCCTGTGGCAGTGCTGCTCGATGCAACATCGTGGGATGCACACGTCCATACACAACTGCTGGCTATAGAGCACGAATTTTACACAAGATGTATGCCTGGCAATGATCGCCTTAAGTGGTTGTTGTCCATGCAGATGGTTAATCGCGGCTACACTAAGCGCGGATTGCGTTACAAGATCGAGGGTACGCGGATGTCGGGCGATGCTAACACAGCGCTCGGCAATTGCGTACTCAATATGATGATACTCAACGCGTGGTTACGACGCTCAGGGGTTCAGGGTGAAATCTTGCTCGATGGTGATGACTCTGTCGTCATAATTGAGCGGAAGGACCTGCCCAAATTGGACGTGGGACACATTGCGGCAAATTATGGCATGAACATGAAGATGGAAATCGCCGAAACGTTTGAAGAGGTGGAGTTTTGTCAGTCACGACCGGTTGAATGCAATGAGGGGTGGCGCATGGTGCGTTATCCAGATCGATTGCTGTCGAAGGATGTCGTTGCTGTTCGTAACTTCACTCGACGTTGGCATGCACTTGCTGACGCGATAGGGCGATGTGAATTGGCCATATGCTCCGGTGTGCCGATACTGCAAGAATTCGCGTTGATGATGAAACGTGCTGGTGCTAAAGGGCGTGTTACCAATAAGAAAGGTAAGCAACAGACGTTCTCAGAACAGTTTGAGTACGCGGCCACTATGCAAGCGAAGACCACAGGATGGGACGCTTGCGACATTAGTGCCACCACCCGCGTATCATTTTGGAAAGCTTTTGGCATCTGTGGGGATCTGCAGGTGTCCATTGAGGGGTGGCTCCGCAATCACGAC